CAATATTATCTTTCCTTGATTTATAATATGCACTATCATATGACAAGTAAGCACCAGGAGAAGGATATCTCAACTGCGTTGTAAATCTACTTGTTTCAATAGCATGAGTTGCATTAGCAGTCGGTCCATAAACCTTAGGATTCTTTGCATTTGTTTCAGCCAGTGTTGAGTCTGTTTCAATTGCTACTGTATTTGCAGACTTCGGTCTAAAGTCAAGACACTCTCTCAAATCATAGTAAACATCTGATTGCGATCTGAACTCAGGAATTTCCAATGTATTGATAGAGGTGTTTGCAGTAGTTAATGCACCTATTTCTTTTTCATCATCTATCGAATATGAACTAATAGTTTTAACACCAGCGCCGTTAACGGTCGAAGTTGTCAACAAATCAAACTTAACAAGAAGAACATCATCGTTTGCAAGCGTATAATTAGAAGATGTCTTCAACTTCAACTGAGACAAGCCATAGTACTGATCATTGTGATTTTGATCAATTACAAAGTTCTCTGTAACATTAGTTGAACTTGTATTTGGTCCCGCGTATACCGCTCTTAGACGAATCGCATCTGTATGACCTAGACACCAAGGACCAGTTGTTCCATTGAAGTGCGTATTCGCTTCAATGTATGCATAAACACCGCGTGTAACACCTTTTGCCACAGAACCACTGTTTCGTTGTTTTGTGATAATACTGAAGTTTTTAGTTGCACTCAATGTAACGGGCAAATTGATTGTCAAAGAAGTAGACGTTGAAGACGCATTGATATCGGCACGTGAACCCATCGGAACAGGAACATTCTGTTTAAATGCTCTGTATGCTGATGTACCTCCAGTAATTGTTGCAGATGGTGAGTATGTCAATTGTGTGCCGTTCACTACAGAAACAACTCTATAAACTGAACCGCCTGCTTCGAAGTAATCTCCTGCTTGTAATTCTGATTCGAATTGAGTTGTAGTACCTGTTAGAGTTGTACCAGAACCCGATACGGTACCTGATAAGGCAACGGTGCTAACAACATCTTCTTCAGGTACAAGAATAATATCATCTTCTTGTTCGTTTGTCAACAGACTTGTCGTGCCATAGGGGAAGGTGGCATTAGTCGCGTTTGTTAGTGTGATTACGCCTGATGTACTGGCTGTTGTCGATTCTTTATGTCTAAAATCATAAACAACATTGCTTACAGAACTCAAAGGTTGTCCAACTGATACTATCTGAGAGGTTTTATTTGGTTGCTTCAGTATTGCGCCAAGTTGACCTTGTGAACCAGCTGCTGTCTGAGGCAGTATATCAGCAACAGCATTTGTTCCTTCAAAGATAGATCGAACATTGAAGAAAGATTTTCCTTGGTTCATTTTGATATCGAACAAATATGCCTTGTGTCTTGTATTTGCCTGACCTTGGGGGCCTCTTGTTCTATCATGTACAACCGCTCTGATTCGTGCTTTACCTATTTCAGTAACAGTAGAAACAGCAGTAGTGATATCACCAGCATGATCTGAGATTGCATCTGCGGCGCTGTCGCCTAGACTAATCTGCGCGCCTTGAGTAAAGTCAAAGTCGCCTGCAAGTTCAGTAACATCGACATAACTACCGTAATCAAACTGAGATTCGTTTTGAGTTTCACTTTCAGTTGTAGTCGCTTTATTTGATTTTATTGTTGCACCAGTAGCAACAGTTACTCTGTAACCTTGAATATATGCTTCGCCGCCATCGAAAACATAAGAGAATTCAGTATCGGTTGCCGATATCGCATCTGCTGAATATGTCGATCCTTTAAATCCGTCAACATGAAAATTACCAGCTTCCTGAAAAGTTCTCTTTGCCATCTCATCTCCAATCGTGGAGTATTGAGTGGTTTCTTTTGTTATGGATAATCTACCGTTTCTAAACTTCCAAACACCCAAGAAATTAGGATCTTCCGCTGCAGCGGGATCAGTCTTTGTTGTAAGTACAGGATTTAATTTAAGTCTATTTGCACCGGGAGCAGCAAAGTTTTCAAAACCAGCAGAATTATCATTCAGACTTGTATCGATGGAAGAATTAGCAATCGACTCTGCGGTAACAAAACCAACTTGAACGCCATCCGGAACAGAACTATACTTACTTACAATAACAAATTGTGCATCGGTATTCAACATGAAACCTTTCTGATAAATCAGACCTTCGGTGATTTCCATTGCATACGCAGTACCAATACTACCGGACAAACTTGAAACAGTAACGCCTGCTTTATAGTTTTTAGCCGAAAGTGACAGAGCGCTTACATCTCCAGTACTAGGACCAGGTGTACGTGTAGACGAAACAGTAACATGAGGTGCGATCTCGTAATCGGTTCCTTTATTACTTACTGAGACCTCAACTATTTGTCCTGTTGTATTCGTTCGAATGTAACCTGTTGCGCCGGCGCCTACAAATCCTGAAACATATGCAGGATTAGAGTTAGTGATTGATGAATTTGATGTTGTAATCAAGTAATCATCTGATTGACTTTCTGTGAACGACCAAGAGGCGGTGTTACCAATTATCACTTCACTGACAATCGGTTCTATTTCAATAACAAGTTTATTTTCATATAAACTAGTATTGACAGCTGTAATTACCGCTTGAGCACCAGTTGTTGTTTGTGTTATTGTTTCACCAACAGCAACCGTTGCAGCAAAAGATTGACCGCCTGATGAGTTAGCAAGAATAAGTGCGCTGAGTATAACTAGAGTGTCATTGTTCGCGAAACCGGATGATCCACCGCCACTGTTAACCTCAATTGATTCGATAGAACGTTTGTTATCGAAAATTTGCAGCGACTGACCGGAAGAAAATTTAGTTGCGGCGCCGTCATTTCCAGATTGAACATACTTTAAATATAACGTGTTGGTATCAGGATCAGTAGACTCATAACCGCTCTCAGTGTGTACAATTGCGGCTTTAATACCGGAGGAGTTTTCAACAAAAAGATTCCGGTATGCAGGCAGATCAACAGCAGATTGATTCTCCGTCACATCTGTTAATTTCGCGTAGTCTAGTGAAGATATAAAAGTTGGTTGGCAACCAGAAATAATGGTACCACGCTGATAGATATGGTCGCCAAACTTTTCAATCTGGTCCTGAATCTGCGTCTGTAACTGATTTAATTCTCTTACTTGTACCGCAGTACCAGGTTTGAACAGTATTTTAGCATACTTCTTACTATCGTCAAAATCGTCAAAGTAAGGTGAACCTGATAGATTTGTTTCGATGGCCATTTATCTAGAACTCCAATATTACGCGAATTATTTCTGATTGATTATTTTCTCTTGCAACGGGAATATCGTTCTGTAGATACACTATATCACCGGTTGTTGCATCGAAGTCTCCATCATATTTATCAAAAGGTCCTGTCATGGTAAAATTACCATCTTTTGACTTTATGTTCTGAGATTCGGTTATTTTACCGGTAACTTTAGTAAGGAATAAATCACCGTTATCATATGAGTGTGCATAGGCAGTCATTGTTGCTGTGTTGAAACTTGTGCCTTGATACACAATTTCATCCGCTACATGAGTTCCTGTTACACTTGCAGCGTTATTACACTTTGTCATTTGGTTGACAGCAGTAAAATCGTAAGCAGCACTAGATGTGCCGTCTCTGTTATTTATATCAATTGATGAGACATTTGCTACTGCATATGAGTTTGCACCAACAATTATTTTATTTAAAGACAATCTATTCACATCTTTTAAATGAATTTTCGCACTAGAAGTTAATTCTGATACAGTGCCTTCTGCTGTAAGTGTCGCTAGATAAACATGTGCGTTCGATGATGCGAAAGCAATATTACTGGATAAATTGAATGTATTTGAACCAACCGTCACGACTTGAGAAAGAAAATGTGATGTGGTGCTGGCCTCATCAACAAGATAAATCCAATCGCCTGCTTTCAAGTAACCATCATAGTTTGCTTCGTTATCATTAGCTGTGACAAGTGTAGAGGTCGTTGTAACTGTTGTTTCACTGTGCAATTTAATTTTATCTATCTGATAAACCTTTTCATTTAACAAGAAAGTTCCGTCTGAACCAGCAACTAAAGAATCGGATATCTTGACATAATCAACTTCGATATCAGCAAAGAGCGGGTCTCTGATAATACCAAATTGTCCAAATGTGTTAACAGCGGGAACTGTGCCGTTCTCATCTTTTTCAAATCTGTTATAAATGCAAAGATACTTAGCACCCAATTCTGTTTTAGGATTCTTACCGTGGCCGCCTGACGGACCAAGTATCACTCTAATCTGTGCATCAATTGGATTAATAATTGTACCAGAAGAATCATTATTTTCATCAGCTGGTGTTCCTTTCAAAACTTTAGTAAACAGTGCGGTGTCAGAATTGTCAAACACATCAGTAATTACTTCATCATCATATGATGTGGTTGAACTATAATTTAAACCAGATGATAATATTTCAACCCTTGAAACACTGTTTGATGCAGCTGTATTGATGATTGCTCTCGCGTGTGCGTTTGATGTCTGTGTACCGTCACTGATGATTTGAACACGTGGACTAATTTCGTAGACAGTCGTTGCATCAGGTTTGACAGAAAATTCATCTGCGCCTGCACCTTCTGGATCAGCCAGTTCAACAATTACACCTGTACCCGGAATCAACCTTGAATTTGTTACATGTTTATATTCGCCAGCGCAAGTACCAGTAATTACATGCATTATTGTGTTAGCATAAAAACCTTCAACAGTTGAAGAACCTGCTGGCAATCTAAACCATGTTCTGTTACCATTGATCCAAACATCTTCAGATGATAGTCGCGCAGAGATTGTGTTGTTATAGTACTTACCTGGGGTCACAACTTTAATGACATCAATCGAACCGTCTTGTGCATTATCTTCGTTGACAGTATTTGCTACAACAGGAATATATTTTTCAGTAGAAAATTTATCGAACGTTGTCGAAGTGATTGAGTACATATATTTCCAAACATAACCGTCTGCCGTCTGATAATAATTGTCCTCAGTTTCAAAATAATTTTTATCGTAAGTAATGTCATTGAACAAAGGTTTTACTGTTGAAGCGGTATTTGATGCGTTGTCTAGACATTTGTAAACGTGTTTGTAAGCCGACTCGTCAACAACAACAAAGAAATTTTTGTCAAGAATGTCCTGATCTCTGTCATCGAACATTGTATATGTTGTGCCTTCAACCCAATTATATCTTTTGATCATTGGTTGCATATCATTTGCGGTCAATTTCTTCGCGAGTATCATATTCTCAAACGCTTTTGTTTTCAGTGAACGAAGTGATCCGATAGGTTGAGCAACTTCTTCCTCTGTACTACCAGAACTTAGATGATCGCCTATGAAAGAATAGTAAACAGTATTAGCAGGTTCACTTATCGATTCTACCAATTGATCAATCAGGTTCGTTCTAAATTCGCTTGGTATAATTTTCTTTGCCATTGTTAATCTCTATAAATTTAATTTATGAAATGGTATGAGAGAAGAATTGATTTTCATTCACAAAAATACCATCTGATAATATATCGAATGTTGTTGTACTTGTTGTTAAGTTGACGCCAATCGTACTTTCAACAGTAGCAAAATAACTGCCGAAGAGTTTTGTACCAGCGACATGAAGAACATCCGTTAATGTTTTCTTATAGGTCTCAAAAGGAAGAGAAGTTAGGACCTCATAAGAATATTCTTGATAGTAATCACTGTCTTGTAAGTATTTATCAGAACTCAAAAACGATCTTCTATTTAGATTATATCCAGGCGCAATACCTTGTTTTTCAATGTTAGTTGTGAAACGAATTGTCTTCGTAACATCATCAGTAGACTCAGCTTCTAACTCTTCGTCTTCGAAATATCCGAAACCAGAATCAATAACATTTACACTGGTAATGAAACCATTACCGGAAAATGATGGTGAATTAATGATTGCGTTTGTACCTGTTCTTTGCGCTCTTCTGTTTTCATTAACGGATTCAATTGTATCTGCTATATCAGAAGACAGACCAACAATCGTATCACCTGCTGTGAATTGACGACCATCAGAAAAACTATCCGTGTATGTTGATACTCTGACCAGTCTTAACTTTCTATTTGCTTGATCGTTTTCAATAACTTTTGCTTGTGCGCCGCCGTCTGCAATTGCAACCTTATTTCCATTCGAATCGGTTGTCTGGACTATTTCACCCACTGTAAAGGCCTGTTCTTCATTAGTGTAAACAATCTCATAATCATATCGCTCAAGATGATAGGTTGAAGGTTCATATACAATAAAGAATGGATCTTCCGCGTAACCTTGTCCTGGATTTGTAATAGAAATGCCAGATATACCGCCGATTGTTAAATCATTAAACGTAAACTCTTGATCGATTGTATTTAATAATGTAAAATCAGCGGAGTCAATTGTTGACGCTAAGTTCGCTGTCATCGCATCAATGGCCGTATTCGAATAAAAGTCACGGTAAATCTGTGTATTTTCTAACGATGTGATTGTAAACGTGGCAGCAGTATCGTAACCAGTCACGGTGTCAGCAGTAAAGGTTGTTGTCAGGTCTTCACCTTGTCTGTTCTTTGTTCTAATTTTTCCGTATTTAAAAAAGTTATCTGACTCACTTGTAGGAAATTTAATACCAAACTTAAACTGTTTCATTTCTTCAATTGTATATTGTACATTGTTTGTATCATCTTGAATGTACATCGGCAAGTTTGTTCTGAAAGCACCTATATTTTGTTGTAAAGTAAATTGATAATCTGTTCCAACAAGAGAGGTTTCTGTAACAATGCCGTTTGCTACAATTGTATCAACACCGTTGAGAGTTGCTAATTGATATAGTATGCTATTTTTTGATATACTTCCGAGATTATTTGGATTAGTTGTCGTGTATACAATCTCAACTGTATTGGCAGAATCAATAACTTCAGCAGAAGTTGAACTATCAACATAACTAGTATATTCAACAAATACTGTGTTGTCTCCTGATTTGTATAATATAGTACCATCAATGCTATCAATTATGTCGCCGCTAGTTGTGTTCGCCCATACAACGGGATATGTTGAGTTATCATAATTAAAATTAAGTTTTTCAGCTGATTGCAATTTTTCAACTAATGTTGCCTCAAATACGGTATTACCGCCAACATCATAACCAATAAAAGTTGTGTTTAGAGGCGTATCATAAATATCAGCGGAAGAAGTAGCCCCAGATACATTAAAAACAACATTGTCTTGTAAAACAGTATCAAATTGTCGTGTGATTCTATTTACATCATAGTAATTTGTGTCTGTGAAGGTTATGTTATTTGCTGTAATAACTTTGTCTGAACCGATTATCTCTGCGTTCTCTGTGTAACCCCAACCAGGACTCTCGACTTCAAAGTTTACAACACCTGTGTAGTTGGCTATTTCATTAACACGCAGTTTACCTTTCTTGCCTTTTGCAGCAGCTGTGCCATCGACAATTGAGAGAGTTTCGCCTACTGTAAAATTCGGATCAGATCGTATAATGTCAACACTACTTAATGAACCTAGAATTTTTGCGGTTATATTATTTGTAAGTGTTGTTGTTACGATCTGTTCACCAGTGATAAAATCTTTATCTCGGCCAGTGATAAACAGTACAGTGATAAATCTAGAACCTTTCTTAACTTTGATCAATCTATCAGCAAATGCGGTTGCACCACTTTTCTGACCTTTAATCGACTGACCTAAAAGATTGACATTTATTTTATTATCATCAATTTCTAAATATTCTACTTTGATGAATGTATTATCAGAAGGCCTAAAAAGGTTGTCACCTGGATATTGTATTTTAGCCTCAAGTCCATATATCAACTTGAAGTACAAATCTACCGCACGTTCAGTGCCTTTCGCACGATAGAAGTCGAGGGAGTTTTTGATAAACAGTTCTTTGTTTGTCGCAACATTAAACTGAATATTAGGAAGATATTTGTTTTTAAAATAAATAATAAATTCATCGATTGTCTTATCGATGTTACGATAATTGGTCAAATTTCTTGCTTGATAGAGAGTTTGACCAGACGATTCAAGCCATTCGTAATATGCTTCTACGAACGTAATGAAGAGTGCTCCCTCGTCCCTATAGAACGCGGGAAACATATCCTTTACTAAAGGACTAATATATTTTTCTATATCTCTCATTTAGAGTCGTTCCTGTTCGACCAATATCCTAATATCTTCATTTGCAATTGAAAGTATAATGTTCTTTGTTGATGAAACATCAGACTCAGAAGTTTTTGCATAGATTTTAATATATTCAGAGTTCAACGATGAAGGACTGAAAGAATCTAATTGTATGACACCTGTATCGTAGTTGACTGTGCCGATAAGTTTCAACAACTGATATTCGTTACCTTTTGCAACCATAAGACGCATCAGACCGTCACCATCATCTTCAAGAACAACTTGATTTCCATCGTAACCAAACGTTGTAGATGTGACGATAGGTTCTTCATCTGATTTACGGATCGGAGGTAAAACCGTAATAGTGTCATCAAGTTTTATACCAAAGTCAATAACATAATTATTTGTTGTTTGCAGTTGAGGTACAAATCTTTTAACTGCTTTAACAGTGGTATCATTACTAATAATAGATGTATCGGAGTTATCAATTGAACTAACGAATTTACTATAATGAAAAGTTTTCTTGAAACCGTTTAGTTGTACTTGATTATAGTTTTGTATGGCGGAGAGAACAATATTCTTAATACTCTGCGAGCTCAGAGAACTTTTGTTAATATCGTATTTAACTTTTGTGTCGATTTTAAGGTAAGTATAAATTGGTGTTTCGAACACAGGGTCAATTGACAGAGGACTTCTGCTCTTAATGAATGATTTGTATTCAGCGGAACGTGAAGGCGGCAGTATGTCTGTGTTTTTCAAATCGACCGCAACAATCACTTTACCGTATCTAGGAGGCACCGCCTCTTCGCCGCCGTATGCTGACACATCATTGATATCAGAGAAGTTTTGCAACAACAACGTTTTGTAGTCTTCTGCTGTTACAACTCGTTCTTGTGTTGTGAATGCACGAGGTGCATTAAATTTAATTGACCCCACTGTCTCAGGAATTGCACCGCCGGCCGCGGCAGATACAGTAGTTATAGCTGTTACTGTAGCGTTGCCTATCGACTCAGTAGGATTAAATGAATTGATTCCGTTCGGCAACTCGCCATTACATTTTCTATACTGTATAATGATTGTGGATCTATCTTTAGGTTTTCTTCCGATAACACCATCACCAAATACAATTTCGTAAGTGTCATTCTCTGCGGCTTGAATGAAGAATACTTGTGATGTTGATCCTAATCCAAATAGATTATCTGCTTTTTTATACTGAAGAGTTGTTGATCCGTTATCTTCAACTACAGTAACAGTAATGCTATTTGTGTCAATGGTTTTGTTTGTTGCAATATATCTGACAGGATTTTCATCATTCGTAACATAAGAATCATATGTATAATCGCCTTCGTATAGTACTACATTCAAGGCTTGAAATTGATTTGTAACACCGGTGCTTTCAGCGACAACATCGTCACCGACAACAAACGTAAATTTCTTTGATCCAGTCTTACCTGCAAATGCAGCGCCTTTCGGAATAAGAACGGAGGCATTATCGCTTGTGTCAGACAATAATATATTTACAGTTGCTTGCGCTGATCGAAATGATCTGGGTACATAATTCAATTCTTTGGCGTGTGATACGACCGAATCTCTCAACAACGCACTGTCAAGAAACATTTCACTACCGATCATATTCAGATAAAATGCATTTAATTGCGTATTGTATGCAAGAACATCCAATAAGACATTAATATTTGAACCTTCGAAGTCGTAATCGGTAAAAACTTCTTGCGATTTTAAATATTCTTTTAAATTATATTTAATCGATTCGAAGTCTAGTGTGGTTAACTCGTTGCCTGCGTTTGCCATTTTTATCTAACTCTGTAAAGTGTTAAGTTTAATGTTTCTTGTCTTTCGACATTTCGAATAGAATAAACGAGAACAACCGATATTGCATCTTGTTCTTCACTATTTCTCACGGTTATTTTTTCAACAACTGCTCTCGGTTCGTATTTGGCTATACTGCTTCTTATTTCATCTGCTATCTCATCGCCGGTTTTTGTATCAAAAAATGGTTCAAACAAAAAACGTGATATTCTAGAACCAAACCGAGGATTTCTAAGTCTCTCGTATTTATTAGTTAATACGATATTTCGAATGGACTGTTTTACAGCCTCAGATTGTGTTTTTCTACCGATATCGCCGGTAAACGGATTGGCTTTGAAGAAATGGTTGAAGTCACTAAAAATATCAGCAGCTTTACTATTTAGTTTATACTCTTCATTTTCTCTTAAAATTTTAGTAGCCATTTAAATACCTATATATTTTTATTATTTATAGGGCAGTCCAAGTTGAACCGTTGTGATATTGTATTTGCGAATCAGTTGTATTCCAGATAATATCACCCGCAACCGCTGTAACAGCATTGCGTTCTGTTGTTGTCAGTCTCGGCAGTCGAAGTGGTTTTGCCGCAGTTAAATCATACCTGTTTGAATCAACAGTGACATCAGCTGCGGCAGAACCCGTATAACCTTGTATGCCCTGTTTGCCTGCAGCGACAACCCATTGAGAACTATCGCCATCATTATAATATACACTGAACAAACCATCATCATTATCGAACCACATGTCGCCGTTTACAGCAGAAGCTGGCGCAGTATTTGAAACATTTACTCTAGAAGATGAACCAGTATATCCAGTTGCACCACTTGAACCTGTATAACCTCCTGCGGGACCTGCGGCACCTGCGGGTCCCGGATCACCTCTTGATCCCGTATAACCCACGGGATCACCGGCAGAACCAGTGTAACCAATTGGACCTTGAGCACCGTCTGCACCATCTATACCATTCGTGCCGTTCGTGCCGTTTGTTCCGTTTGTACCTGCTGTGCCTGCCGATCCAGTATATCCCCTGGGTCCTCTGTCACCTTGAACAGTCGTAACTGAACCGTTCGAACTAAATGAAACATATGACGGCCAAACTGTATTCCATTGACCGCCTGAATAAACTTTTACTTCACTATCAACTGTGTCGAAAATGAATTCACCTTCGGTTGTTCCTTCACCGGTATCAGGTAGGAAAATAGAATTGTTTGAAACGACCAATCCATTATTCAATGTTGTCAAATCATCTACAGTAAGAGCATCACCAATCGTTGTATTACCGGTAATTGATGCAGTCCCACCAATCGATGTATTACCGGTAATTGATGCGGTTCCACCAATCGTTGTATTACCGGTAATTGATGCAGTCCCACCAATCGATGTATTACCGGTAATTGATGCGGTTCCACCAATCGTTGTATTA